AGAAGACAAGGTACGTTAATGGTTGCTAAATACAGCATGGGTCATGGTGTATTAAGACCAGAAGCGGCAGTCGGAATTAAAGAAGCGTAATACTTCTTTACTTACATTGGGCGGAGATTAACACTGACAATCCGCCCAGTGTTCTCACACAAAATTTTAACTTAAAGGACAGATGGCAACACAAATCACACCCACAAGCGAATTACAGGCTGTAAATATAATGCTCTCTACAATCGGAGAAGCACCAGTAAACAGTATTACTGGAACTACAACAGTTGATGTAAGTACAGCAAAAAATATTCTTAATGAAACATCTATGTCTATTCAAGCTCAAGGGTGGAATTTTAACACACATACAAATTTTTCATCATTATCTTTAGACAGTAATAATAAAGTACCCCTTCCTTCAAACTGCGTTAAAGCAGACGCAAACTCTCAATACAGACATTTAAACTACACTATTAGAAGTGGATTTTTATATGACATGGAAAAACATACAGATGTATTTACTTCTGCACCTGCTTCAGTTGATTTAGTTTTAGTACAATTATTTGAAGATTTACCAGAATACGCAAGACAATATATTACATTAAAAGCGGCAAGAAGATTTGCGGCTAGATTTATAGGTGACAAACAGATTACACAATTAATTGGTCAAGATGAAAATGAAGCATTAATGGCTTTCCATCAAGCAGATAGCCAAGAAAGTGATGTAAACATACTCGAAGGAGATAGTAATACATTTTCTATAATACATAGACCTACTCGAAGGAATTACTAATTATGGGAAATGTTGTTTCACAATCTATTCCTAACTTTTTAAATGGGCTGTCTCAACAGACACCAACACAAAGAGGTATTAATCAAGGAGAAGACCAAGTAAATTTTCAAAATGGTTTGGTAGATGGTTTATCAAAAAGACCTCCTTTAGATTTTGTAAAGACAGTTGATGATACTAATATCTATTCTAATAGAACAAAGTTTTGGCAAATTCAAAGAGATGCTGATAACCAATACATTGTAGCTTTATATAATGGTGGTGTTAAAGTATTTGATTTAGAAGGTAATGAAAAAACAGTTACTATACAAAGTGGTGCAAGTTATTTAACATCTACAAATCCTAGAGAAAATTTTAAATTAATTAATATTGCTGATTTTACATTTATAGCTAACACAGCAACTACAGTATTAGCTGACAGTACAACGTCTGCGGCTAAAGTAGAAGAGTTTTTAATTGTTTGTAAATTAACAAACTATGGTAGAGAATATAAAGTAGCTCTTAAACACCCTAACATGTCACAAGAGTTAGAAGTTATATTTCAATTACCCAGTGGTAATGATGCTTCTACAGATGCTAAATTTAGAGACACAAACAAAATTACAGATATACTTTTGTATGGTACATCAAGTACACATTGGGACAGTAATGCTGATGGTATTGGTTTTAAAGTTGTAAGAACTGATACAGGTGCAACTGTTTCATCAACACAAGGATTAAATAATTATTCTGGTTTTACAGCTCATTTTTCATTTGAACAATTTGATAGTGTTATCTATGGAAAACCTACAAACCAAAATGCAAATTATACTATAACTACTTCTGATGGTTCTGGTAACACAGCCATGTATGCTATCAGAGATGAAATACAAGATTTTAGTAAGTTACCTTTTTATGGAAAAACTGGTGTAATTATAAAAATTACTGGTGAAGAAGGTGAAACGCTATCAGATTATTATGTTAAATTTACAGGTAAATCAGGTGTATGGAATGAAACTATAGCACCTGCTACTTCAGTAGGTTTAAATAATTCTACAATGCCACACGCATTGATTAACAATAATAATGGTACATTTACTTTTAAACAACTTGATTATACGGATAGACTATGTGGAGACATTGATAGTAACCCTAACCCAACTTTTGTTGGTAGAAAAATTAATAACCTTACATTTTATAAAAATAGACTAGGTGTTTTATCAGGTGAAAATTTAATATTTACAGAGAATGCTTCTTTCTTTAACTTTTTTGCAACAACATCAACACAAGTTTTAGATACTGACCCAATAGATATTGCGGCTTCAGGTACACAAGTTAATACTCTTAAAAACTCTGTATCATTTAATGAAAGTTTATTATTATTTTCTGATACAGCACAATATAAACTAGATAGTTCTGCTGAAACTATTTCACCAACTTCAGCAATACTAAATGAAGTGTCAGCATTTGAACATGATGATAAAGTAACACCTATATCAGCAGGTAAGTTTGCATATTTTGCACAAGCTAGAACAAACAATACTGCCATAAGAGAATATTTTGCAGATGATGATACGTTAACTAATGATGGATTAGATATAACTGTATCAGTACAAAATCTTATACCTACTAATTGTTATCAAATACTTAGTAACACTACAGAAGATACGTTAATGTTTTTAACGTCAGATACACTAGATGCACAAACAGCACCTTATGTAGGCACAGTGTCTACAACTAATGCTAACACAATGTACATTTACAAATACTTTTTTGATGGTGGACAAAAAGTTCAGAACGCTTGGTCTAAATGGACATTTACAGGTCTTAAAATTATTGGTGCTATGTCTTTAGAAAGTTTTGTTTACATACTAGCTTCTGAAAATGCAAATACTAAATTATTTAAAATAGATTTAAGAAATTTAAAAGATACAACAATAGGTCATGGTGTTTATTTAGATTTAAAAACAGCAAACAATGCTATTGGTTATAATAGCACTACCAATTTAACTTCGTTTACTGCTCCTTATGAACCTAAAACTGGATTAATAGCTGTAGATAGAAACACTGGTGAAGATTACCAAGTAACTCAAAATCCTAACGGAATTTGGACAATAAGTGGTAACATTAGTAAGGTATATTTTGGTGTTCCATACGAAAGTAAATACACAATGTCACCTCAGTATGTTAGAGAAAATACTGGTAGAGGATTAATAGCAGTAACTTCAGGTAGATATCAAATAAGAAATATTTTATTTAATTTTGAAAACAGTGGATATTTTCAAGTAGAAGTAACTCCAACAAATAGAAACACATCAACTACTATTATGAATGGTTATATTATTGGTACTTCAACAAGTGTTGTTGGACAACCTGCTATTTCTACAGGAACAATTAGAGTGCCTGTACAAGCACGAAATACAGAATTTACATTAGATATTAAATCAGCATCTCACTTGCCTGTGTATATCGCAGGTGCAGAGGTTGAAGGTTATTATCACAATAGAGCGGCAAGGATTTAATGAAAGAAAATTACGTTAGAAAAGCAAAATTAAAAGATGCTTTAGAATTAGCACCAAAGGTTAGAAAAGGTGACAGACAAGAAATTATGGCTTCAGATGGTGTATCACCATTAGAGGCTTTAGTAACACCTTTTACACAACAAGGAAAAATTTATTCTATTATTGGAGCAAAATCAGAAGGTGTTATTGGCATGTTTGGTTCTGTACCTTCAAAAGAAAAAGGTTACGGAGTAGTGTGGTTACTGTCTAGTGAACATTTATTCAAACACACAAAACAATTTATTAAAGAATGTCCTAAATGGATAGATGATATGAGTAAAGGTTATGAGCATGTCTACAATTTTGTAGATGAAAGAAATTGGAAAAGTTTAAAATGGTTACAATTCTTAGGATTTGAACCAAAAAGAAAAATAGGAGATTTCGGTATCGGTAAGATGCCATTTTTATTAATGATGAAAGAGGTAAATAAATAATGTGTAGTCCTGAAGCGGCACTTAAAATAGCAGGTTCAGTTGTTCAATATAGACAACAAAAAGCCAACAATAAAGCTATTAGAAGAGACCAAGAAACAACAAGACGAAATGCCGATAAAGGATATTTACATGACATGGTTAAAATTGACCAAGAAGCAATTAATGCTGACATGGAAAAAACTAAAGCTGAAATAAAAACTAAAGCTGAAAGAGATAGCAAAATTTCTGAAAGTTTAAATCTAGGTGCAGGAAATAATACAAAAATAGTTCAATCTATTGGTGCGTTATATGATGAAGATTGGAATGAAATAACAAGTGGTTATGAAAAAGATAATCAAATGTTTTCTAACCAACAAACTGAAGCATACGCTAATTTACAAAAAACTTATAACAGTTTAAGACCTCCTACAGACCCATCAATGGCAGGATTACTTATTGATGTAGGAACTTCTGCTTATGAAGGTTATGAAGCAAATAAAAATAAGGGAGAACCTAAACAATAATGGCTAAATATCAAAGACAAGCAACTAACAAATATTATGGTGCAGGTAACGCAGGTTATGTATCAACTGGTAGCAGTGTTGATGGTTTGGCTAAGTCATTACAAAACGCAGGTTATAAAGTTGGTAAAGCAGAAAGTTTAAGAATAGATAGAAAAAAAGATGCGGCTATTGCAAAAATAGATGAGTTATATGCAAAAGGTAATTCATTTGAACAAATCCAATCTCAAATTATTGCAGGTAAACACCCAGAGTTAACTGGTAAATACATTGATGCTACCACTAATTATCATGCAGGTAGAGTTAAAGCACATGAAGTAATTAAAAATATAGAAGCTAATAAAGATAAATATGACATTAGAAATCAAGAAATGACTTTAGATGTATTCTATAAAAATTACATGCCTGATACTGCATCAATGGATAGTTCAACATTATTAGGTTTTACTTCACAATTTAACAAATACAGAGCAAAAGATGCGTTAATTGATGCTGAAAATAGAGCGGCTTACAACACAGAAAGAAAAATTACAGATGGTGTAGGATTATTAGATGATATTTCTACAGAAAATTTAAAATTAGAATTACCTGAATTTATACAAGGATTGCAAATTAAAGTACCTAACAGTGATGGGTCAGCTAATTCTAATTTATTACACACTAATGCAGAAACACTAGCAATAGTTAAAAGAAGTGTTCTTGATATTATTGCTAATGCAAAAACAGAAGATGATTTAGATAGAGCAGATATTCTTTTAAACACTAATTTAGGTTATTCTAAAAATGGGTCTGCTATAGGCACTATTGCATCAAGAAAATCAAAAGATGTTATAGCTATACAAGATGAGCTTACTAAGAAAAGAAGAAACTTAATTATTAATGACAGGCGAGAAGCAGACTATCAAAGAAAAGAAAAAGTTAAAAAGATATATGCAGAGTTATATTCAGATGTAACTGAAACTGATGCTGAAGGTAATACGACTACAAGACCTAGAACACACGAAGAGAAGATGGCATTAAGAGACCAATTAGAAGCTATGGGAGATGTTGCGGCAGTTAAAAACTTTGATGATGCAATGAAAGGAGATTTATATATTAATGATGACCCTGAAATATTAAATCAATTTGTAGAAAAGATTTACAATGATGACTTTATAGACATTGATGATATGAAAGCTGAGTTTAACAAGCTAGATACAAACCCTGCTTTAATGGGTGCAATGTTAGACCATTTTGAAAACTCACAAAAAGATGACAACAGAACACTACACTCAACTAACATAGTTTATTCTGGTGGTGCTAAATCAATTCTTAATATTGTAGAAGCAAAATTAAACTTACTTGATGAAACTATTAGAGATGACAGAAAAGCGTTAGACACGCCTGTTATAGAAAGACATATTAAAAGAGAAATATATGATTTTGAATTAGATTTCTTTAAACAAAATGGACGTAAACCTACAAATAAAGAGCGTGAACCTTTCATGGTTGATTTAGAAAAATACTTAACTAAAGTTTATGAAGTCGTACCATCATCTACTCCTAAATTAGAAACATTTGACACACAAAGACAAAATGAAATAACTGAAGGATTTAATGAAGTTGATAGACAAACAGAAATAGAACAACAAGAAGCAAGAAATAATACAGTAATTGCTACTGGCACAGATGGTAACGATATAACATTAGGTGGTTACGTTGATAACGTAATAGAAAATTTAAACACTATGGACGTACCTAAATTAAGAAAAACAGTAATTGCAGGTATTATATCTGAAGATGAAAAATACAGACAACAGACGTTACCTAAAATACAAAAATATATTACTTCAATAGTTGGTCAAACTATGACTAAAGAAGTTTTTGATATGATGTCTGACCAAGATTACATGAACATTGTAAAACAAATTGCTTCAAATCTTAAAATGACAACAGGTAATAAACAAGACGATATAAAAATATATCAACAATTAGATAATATATTTCAAACGCTAATAGGAGAATAATAAATGGCAAAGTTTGGTTTATTTGACACCGCCACAACAACAGCACAACAAACTACTACAAGCAGTGTTTATAAAGTACCTGAAATAGCTACAAATGAAAATGACGCTTTAGAACAAATACAAACAGAAGAATTTTATAATACATTAAAAAGTTATTATTCTTACAGAGAAAATGACAAAAAGTTTAACAAGATGTCTCATGCAGATTTGTTAGATTATTTCTATGAAGACAGGTCTTGGAGAAATAACAATACTGTATCTATGGGTATGGATTTGTCTAACGTCATGGGTGAGGACAATGAACAAAGATTAAAAGAATTTGCATACATAGCACAGACATACGAAAACTTGCCTTCATTTTGGAATGACCCTAATAGAAGTTTTGGTTCATGGTTAGTTGACAATGGTGGAGCTATGATAGCTGACCCAGTAAACCTAGTAGGTTTTGGTGTCGGTGGTCAGGTTGCAAAACAAGGTTATAAACAAGCACTTAGAGTTGCTTTAAAAGATAAAGTAGCAGGTGAATTAAATGAAAGAGCTTTAAAAGAAGTAGCTAAACAAACACAAAAACAAGCACTAGGTAAAGCTATAGTAAAAGGTGGATTGTATGAAGGTGCAGTCAACACTGTTATTGCAGGTGGACAAGACGCATTGTTACAAACTACAAACATAGAAGCAGGTATACAAGACAAGTATGACTTTGGTAGAAGTGCTATTGCTTCAGCCGCAGGTTTTGGTTTTGGTACAGCTTTTGGTTCTGCATTTTCAGCAGGTGCATTTAAAATGACAACTAATTCTCTTACAAAAAAAGGTGTTAAAAGATTATTAGAAATAGAAGCAAAAGGTCAAAGTAATATATCAGGTGCAAGATTATTTGACGAGTTAATGCCTAATGAAACTACAAAAACACTTAGAAATAAACCTCCCACAAAAACTACAAAAGAATATATCAATAAATTAGAAACTGATAAAATTAATCCTGATGATAAACCCCCTAAACTCCCAATCAATTTAACAAAACAACGTGGTAAATACGAAGCGTTTGTAAAAAACAAAACAGAAGAAGTAGGTGAATTACTTAAAAAGAAAAAAATTACTAGAGAAGAAATGATACAAGACGCTGTAGCGTTAGGTCAAGATAGAAAAAAATTTGAAAAAATGGCTAACGATATGGCAAACAGTGAAGCGTTTATAAAAGCATACGCAACTGTTATTGCACAAGCTGATGATATAAGAAGTGATTTTGATATGATAGGTGCGTTGTCTACTCAATTAAGTCAAAGAACAGAAGATTTAGCACCAGATGAAATAGGACAAATATTAAACAAGATAGAAGTAGTAGAACAAAGATTAGATAAAACTATTGTTCGTAAACAAAAATCAGGTGAAAACATTGCAAGAGCATTACAAGCAGGTAATGTAGATGCTGACGCTACAAGAGCGGCTAAACTTATAGCTGACCCTGAAGACCCTAAAATGGCGGCACTTAAAAGAGGTACACCAGAACAACGATTAGAATTTTACAGAGCTGTTGGCAAGTTAGCTGACAGAGACCAAATTATTAGAGCATTACAAAATGCAAAAGAAGTTGATAGATGGGATATAGCTACAGAGTTTGTTAACAACAACCTTTTATCATCACCAGACACACACATACTTAACATTGTGTCAGGTCTTGTACAAACACAGTGGAAACCTGCTACTATGTTTTTAAGAGGACTAAACATGTCTTACAGAGATTTTGATAGAGCAAGAGTAATTATGAGAGAAGCTCTACAAACTTACATTTATCAATATGCTTACATAGGTCATGCTTTAAAAAGAGCTAGTAAATCATTTTACGAAGGTAGAGCTATCCTTGATAGTAGACAAATGAAACATGATAGCACTATGAGACAAGGACAGCTTCAAGACTTGTTTGATGCGTGGGGTGAAACTATTACAGACTTAGTAGGATTAGATGGCACAAGATTAGGTAAAGCGGTTACAGGCGTATTTAAAGGTGCAGGTAGAGTTGTATCAGCTCCTATGAGAGTATTGTCAGCAGGTGATGAATTTCTTAAATCTATGATGTTTAAAGCTAGAATGACATCTCTAGTAAATTCTAAAATATTAGAAGAAAGTCCTGACTTAATGCCAATGAAAAATGATTTTAAAGCAGGTTACTCAATACCATTTAGAGAAAAATACAAAGCAAGAGCTAGAGAAATAGAAGCACAATATATTAAAGATAATGGTTCTGCTATTGAAATAGATAAAACTGTAGATGCTAGATTAAACTCACCTTTATATTATGCACAAGAAGGTTCATACACACAACACGTTGGTCAAATAAATCCAAACACAAAAGCACTTGATGATAAACTTACTGGTAGTCTTTTAAGAATTGCTACAAAACATAAGTCATTAAGATTACTAGGTTTACACTTTGTTAATACACCATCAAACTTATTAAGATGGTCAGCACAACATTTACCTTTCTTAGGTAGATTTCAATTTCAAATGGCTCACATGTTAGCAGAAAAGAAATTAGGTAGTGGTAAGTTTAGAAGTGAAATTGGTAGAGGATTAAATCCATTTAGAAAAAAAGATTACATTAACCCAGAAGCGGCGGCAGAAGCAAAAGCTAGAATACAAATGGGTTGGGCTTTGTGGGGTAGTGCTGTTTACTTAGCTATGTCTGGAAAAATTACAGGCGGTGGAGATATTAATTTTAAAAAACAAAAAGACAAAGAAGCTAACACTGGTGAACAACCATACTCATACAAAACAGATGATGGTAGATATATTTCATTAAATAGATTAGACCCTATAATGATGCCATTCTTTATTGCGGCAGATGTTATTTCATTATTAAACAAGCATTTAGAAACTACAGATGATTTAGACCCAGTAGTAGAAAAAGATACTACAGAACTTATCATGGGTGTAGTAGCTACACTTACAAGAAACATTACATCTAAATTTTACACAAAAAATCTTTTAGAAGTAATACACATGATGACTTCAGATGACATTATGTTTTCAAGAAAACCAGAAAGATTTGGTACACAAGTTTTATCTCAATTTGCTTATAAAGCATTTCCATTGTCAGGTGGTTTAAGATATGTAGATAGAGTTAATGATGAGTGGGAAAGAGAACTATACACATTATCAGACAGATTATTAACACTAAATCCATTTGATAGTAAAACAGCAGTAATGCCTAAACGTAATATGTTTGGTGAAAAGATAAATAGAAAGAATGGTTGGTTATTTGGATTAGGAGGTGAAAGTGGTCTATGGTCTTCACCATTTGCTATGACTAATTTTAAAAATACAAAAACAGCACAATTTATTAGAGAAAGAGATTTTAAATATAATCACCCACAAATAAGTATTAGAGTTAAGGGTGATAATACATCTATAAATTTAAAAGATTTAAGAAATGATAAAAACCAAACAGCTTACGATAGAATGCTTGAAATTAAAAATAATACAGCAGTAGATGCTAATGGTGTTATTGTTGTTAATAAATCTTCATTTACAGGTAAACAATTTACTTTAGCTGAATATGTAGAGAAAATGATATTAGACCCTAATAGTCCTATCTATCGCCACCCATCAGGTACTATTAATGGTAAAGACGAACAAGCTCAAGTTATTATAGATTTTGTACATAAGATTGACAGATTTGCAAAAAGACAAATGATAAAAGAGTTCCCTGAGTTTGCTGAACGAAGAAAAGCTCTATTTCAAAATAAAGCTCAAAAATACAACGAACATTATAAATCGTTAGAGACCCTAGCTAATCAATAAACCTGCACTTTTAGTAAAACCTAATCAAAAACATAAGGAAAATCACACATGGCAAATAGTTTTGTACGTTATACAGGAAATAACAGTACAACAGCTTACTCAATACCTTTTAGCTACATAAGTACAAATGATTTAACAGTTACTTTGGCAGGGGTGGCAACTACAGCTTTTACCCTAAATGCCGCAGGAACTACCCTTACGTTTAACTCCCCACCTGCTTCAAATGTGGCGATTGAGATTAGAAGAACTACATCACAAACTACTAGATTAACAGACTATGCGTCTGGTTCAGTATTGACTGAAAATGATTTAGATACAGATAGTGAACAAGCATTCTTTATGGGTCAAGAAGCCATTGATGATGCTAA